AACAAAAAGAAGAACAAAAAGAAAAACTTGAAGATAGAGAAGATAGAAATCAACTCAAGAAAGAAATCAAGAGTGAAATCAAACAGGAATTGAGTTCTGAAGCTTATGATGCTGAAGTCATGGGACGTTCTCAAATTCGTAAGACAGGAGAAGGGGGCAGAATTGGGGCGGAACGTAAAAAGTCCACTCCAGAGCGTCGTAGGATGAAAGCGGTTGGTGGTGGAAAGATGGAACCAGTTGAGTATAAGGACAGAAAAGATATTGGTTCACAAAGACAAACAAGTACGAGAGTTCAGCAACCTGAACAAGAACGCGGAAGTAAGGAAGTAGCACAAACTTACGCACAAAAGGCTAAAGAAGAAAGAAGAAAAGCGGCACAGGCTAGAATTGCCGCGAAGAAAGGTGGTGGTGAAAAACCAACAACAGAAAAACCAAAGGCAAAGGAAGTTTCACAACAAGCATCTAAACTCTTAAGTAAGAAGAAAGAAGAGAAACCTGTCTCACCTGACTATACCCCACCAAAGGCATCGGGTATGACCAGAGCAGAGAGAATGAAGATCACAAGAGCTGGTGAAACTAAATTGCGTAACATTATGAAAGACCAAGAAACTGAGAAGTATAGAAAGGCAACTGGCCAATCTCCAACTGGCAAAGCAAAGACCAAAGTTCTTGCAATGGTAGCAAAACGAATGGCAAATTGAGGATATTATTGTCAATAACCTCCAAAGTGTCCCTATAATACAGACATCAACCAAAATGAAAACCTACCGATTTAATGGTGGAATACAATCGGGCACTGTTGCCACTGATGCTCGTGCTCGCAAACTTGATGAGCAATGTAAGCATTTGAAGGATGATGTTTATGTGGAACTGAAGAAGATTTACCCAAAACTTACTCTACAAAAGAAACTCACTAGAGACCAAATTCCTGGTGGTAAGGGTGCCTGTGAACCTGATGGTGGTGCCTGGTTCTATCGTGGTGTGTTGATTTCAGTGTTTGAGGGTAAGAAACAGCAGGATCGTGGTAATGCTATTGAACGTTGGTTCAAAAACAACTATATTTGCCGCAAGATTAACCCTGAGGTGAGTTACGTTACCTTCTGCACTGGTGAGGGTGCTTATGAAAATGGGCAGATTGGTAAGGCACTCAACGTAGCACATCTTTTTGGATTCAACCAATACAATCCTGGTGATAATAGTGTCTTCATGAACACTGATTGCTTTACAAAAGAGTTCATCAATGGTACAATGATTGAAGTAATCTCTGAGCGAATCAATACTCTTTTTCCCAAGAGTTGACACTTTTTGATTATCTGTTATAATTAATCTTACGTTGACTATACAACCCCAAGATGTTCGCATCAGGTCAACGACAAAAAATAAAGGGGATTTGGAGAAAACTATGTACGATTCAACAAAAGACAATCTTGTACCTATCACTCAGATTGCAGATAATCTGGGATTAGTTGTAAGAAAGCATGATTTTAGTGAGGAGGAGTATATTCCTATCACTATGGTTCCCGTTAAAGAGTTATACTCTGATAAAGAGTACCAAAGACTCTTAAACAAGACGATGATTAAAAAAGCAGGGAGATTTGATGGAAAACTTTGTCGTCCTCTTGCTGTATTTGAGCGTCCTGATGGAAAAAAGACAGTATCTGATGGACAACATACTAGCACCATTGGTTATCTCTATACAAATCAATCAGAAGAATTGTGTGTTCCTTGCCAGATAATCTTTCATCCATTAGACAGAACTCTCAAAGAATGTATTGCTTTTGAAGCAAAATACTTTGAGGAACTTAACAAAAACCGCACAAATGTTGGTGCGATTGAAACTCTTCGTTCTGGCATTGCATATGGAAATAAAGAATCACTCGAAACTGAACAGAAACTCATTGCCTTAGGAGTTAATATTGAACAAATTGGTGATGTGGGTGGGTATGAAGTTACTGGTCTAACTCGTATTCTTGAATCATATGGTATTGGTGATGATCCAAAGTATGCAAAAAAAGCGATTGATACCTATTCCAGATTGATTGAAGATGCAAATGCACCAAACTGGTCAGAAGTTCCCATGCTTGGATCATTGATTGCGGGACTTGCAAGAGTATGGTATCTTAGAGACAATCTAGGTAAGGGTGATAAGGGATATGTTGTCCAAAAGTATCTAACAGAGAGATTGCACAAAACTTCTCCAAAAAGTCTTACTGAAGGTACATCTGGAAACTCACAATCTCATTTGATTGCGGTTAGACTCATTACTAAAATTAATACCCTTATTGAAGAGGATGTTCTAACAAAAAGGGATGGAACTTCTCTTAAGCATCAGATTTCTGAAGGAGAACTTAAAGACTCAAACATTATCGATCCCACAAAAGCAAAATGACTAAACCCCTCTTCATTTGGGCAGGTGGTAAGACAAAGGTGATCAAGCACTATAAAGACTTCTTGCCATCTGGTTCTTCTTTTTCTAACTATTATGAACCATTCTTTGGTGGTGGTGCTATGTTCGTCTATGTGATTAATACATACAAACCAAAGAATGTCTTTATTAACGATATTAACACAGATATAATTTCCATCTATCGTTGTATCAAAGAGAACTACGATGAGTTTATTGAGAGACTGAATGATTTGGAGGATCAGTATATTCCACTGAACAAACCAGATAGGAAGAAAATGTACTTTGATATAAGACATCAACATGCGTATGATTATGAGAGTTGGTCTAAACCATTTGAGTCTGCCACATTATACTTCTTGATGAAAACTGGATTCAATGGAATCTATCAACTCAACAAAAACACCAATGGAAGGTATGGAACTCCTGCAGGATTGTTGAATCAGAAGGATGTAGTTTACGATCGGCAGGTGATGTTATGGTGGCATAATGCACTACAAAATGCTACTATCACTTCAGGAGACTGGTCTGATTGTGTGAATGATGATCCTGATGGTTTCTTCTTCTTTGATCCACCATATCGGAATAGTTTTGCAGACTATGGTAATGGATTTGGTGATGATTCTCTATTGAAACTGATTGATTTTTGTGATAGACAATCGAAGGTCTTTCTTTCTAATCGTGCTGACGATAACTGGTTTGACGATAAGTGTAAGTCATTGAGCACACACTATTTTGACATCACCTATACTGCTGGGCGTAGGAAAAAGACTGAAGATGGATACGAAGCAAAGAAAGCACGAGAAATACTGTTGTATAAAGTTTAGGGAAAACTTCCCATAAATTAAAGTTAGTAACCTCCAAAGTGTCCTCATAGTGTGAGGGACACCTTCACATAGATTTTAATTAAAACTTCATGAACTTCAACATCAACGAAATCAAAACTTTTGTTTCTGAAAATGTTACCAATAATCTTCTGAAGAATGTTGGCATCAGTTCTGTTATTCTTTTTGTTGTAATTGTATCACAACTTCTTATTCATGAAGTTGTGATGGTTATTGATTCCATTCCCGTTTTCAATGGAATTATGCAACTGATTGGTCTTGTTGTTTTTGTGAACTTTATTCGTAATAATCTTCTTACTCAAGAACAACGAGTTGTATTCAGTGAGAAAGTAAAATCTTTCTACAATCAAGTTGTTGAATGAACAAATCTTAAGGAGGGAAACCTCCTTTTTTTGTGCCTATTTGACGGAATTAAAGTTAGTAACCTCCAAAGTGTCCCTGTAGTATGAAGACCACCCAACCGATGCAGAACAAACATTTGGAACATGTTGAGGATCTTGTGTTGACTGGTGATTTGAGTGTTCTTGATGCACTCTACAATCCTGATCATATCAGTGTGAAGATTGATGGAGCTCCAAGTTTAGTGTGGGGAACTCATCCTGAAAATGGTAAGTTCTTTTGTTCAACTAAGAGTGCCTTCAATAAGAAGAAAATCAAAGTTTGTTACACTAAAGAAGACATCTTTATTCACTTTGGACATCAACCAAGTGTCGCAGAAATTCTTACTCTTTGTCTGAAGTATCTTCCTCGAACGGATGGTGTATTTCAGGGAGATTGGATTGGTCATGGTGGAAATGATACATTCAAACCAAATACTATTCTCTACAAGTTCTCTGAACCTGTAAGTGAGAACATCATCATCGCACCACATACTTATTACACTGGAAATGGTCCTCTGTATGAAATGGAGGCACATTCTCTGACTGGTGAACTGATTGGGACTAAACATTGTCGTTTCGTTCAACCTTTCACCGACCGAGTTTGTGGTAACACTGTTGCACCTAAAGTAAATCGTAAGGGTATCACTTTCCTGTCTCCGAAACAAGCAACGATCGCAAAACAACAGATCAATGCACTCATTCGGAATGGTCAAGAGTTGACCGATGAAGACCTATTTGGTATTCTTGGTTGTATTCAACTGGTCAATCTTTATCAGATGGTGATTGAAATCAAAGAGGATCTGATGCAGTCGTTGATTGTTTATGATTGTCCCAAAGCATACATCAACGGAGAACAAATCAATCAAGAGGGTTTCGTTCTGTCACACAATGGTCAGATGATGAAACTCGTGGATCGTAAAGTGTTCTCCTATAACAACTTTGTCAATGGACGATTTCAGTGAATTAAAGTGAGTAACCTCCAAAGTGTCCCTGTAGTGTAAGGTTCAATCCCATGACGACAACTTTTTCAGAATACGTTGCACA